TCTCAAGGCTGGTATTATAATATGGCTAACTGGGAGAAATGGTTTACATTAGATATGTTTGGCAATGATGATGTAGGTATCTGGAGAGGCGGTAGTAACTCTGATACTAATAACGATAGAAATAATTCGGATGTTACCAATACAACTAATTTATCATTTGTAGTCCACTATTTTACAGACGAATAAACATGGCATTTACTAAAACACAAGAGATAGGAAAAGTAGAAGTTGTTGGACCTTATAAAGCAGTCCAAGTTAGAACTGATACTATTGTTAAAGAAGATGATAAAGAGATTTCACGTAATTTTCATAGAAGAGTAATTCAAAGTGGCAATCTAAATCAAGCAGGTGATACTTATGTCAATACAGATATAAGTGGAGAAACTACAGAAATACAAGGTATATGTAATGCTGTATGGACTCAAGCTGTTAAAGATGCAAGATTTGAACATTTGAAAGCAACTCAAACTTAATAATGTCCATCAATATTCCTCAACCTAATCTACCTAAAGCTCTAGATATACCTCAATTATATTTAAAACAACCATCAGCAAAGGTACCATCATATAAACCTATGGTGATACCTCCTTCTGATTTAGAGCGTCCACCTGAAACTAAGGCTGAGGAAAAAGAGACAACAGAAACTCCACCTCAACCAAAACTAGACATACCTGTTCTAGATATACAAATGCCACTACCTACAGCAGAAGTAATGGTTACGGCTGTTACTGCTGCTTTAGGTGCTGTAGCGACGACTACTTTGGCACAACCTTTGTTTGAACAAATCAAGAAGTTTGTCACCAAGCAACTGAATAAACGCATTGAAGCATGGAAGAAAAAAAGGAAGGAAAAAGTCTCCTCGGTAAGTTAAAAGATGCCGCTGAAGACCAAGAACACCAGATCCAAATCCTTGGAACATTCGTCAGGCTTGGCGTTGTGGTTTGGTCTGGTTTTATTATAACTATGAATTACATAGAATTACCTATGATAAAGAAAGCTGGTAACTCGGATATCACGTTCGTTGCCAGCGTGTTTACGGGAGCCCTGGCCACTTTTGGCTTGTCCACTGGTAATTCTAAAGATAAAGGCGGTCCCGTCAATTGTCCTATGGCTAAAAAGAAGGAAGAATGAACAAATGGCTATTACTCTTCCTACTGTTATCCCCCTCGGTAGCGAGAGCAGAGTTAGTTACTCCCCAATTCACCCAGGGGTCGATGAACTCAACAACAACTACAACTCAAGATATAGAAGAAGATATAACGATCACAACTTACGTATCAGCCTTGAACAAGTGGAGTGGGGACAATATAACCCATACCTCCACCTCATCAGGCGGTATCGCAGACTCAGATTCAGTATTCAACATGACGACAGCTGGTTCAGATTTCTCACTAGAGATTATAACAAGAGCCGCAAGTCAGGTACTAGAAGTAACAGAAATAGAAAGAACAATCGAAACTACTGCTACTACTACCTCCTTATCGGTCTTCTCACAATAGGTTTACCTGCTTATGCAGAGCCAGAAGTGCAGAACACATCTAATCCTGTGGCTGCAGCGACTGGAAATGTAACCAATCAAGCTGTGCAATTCCAGAATAATGGAGCTCCATCTCGACAACATTTAGGTCCAAACATTAGTTGTAATGGTGCGACTATGACATTTAGCCCATTCTATATGGGCAATCATGTTACACCATTTGATGATGTTATGGATCAGCAAAGCTACACTGTTAGCGAGAACTGGGGAGCACAGATTAATTTCATGGTGCCATTAGATGGTTCTATGATTGAACGCTGTAAGTCTATTGCAGCAAGACAGGAGGCTAAGATGGCTCTAGACTATGAACTAGTTAGAGCTAAAGAATGTGCATCATTGCAGCAGAAAGGTTTCATGATACGTCCTGGTACACGTGTGTATCATATGTGTAGTGATATCATTCCTATAGCTGCATTCAAAGCGGAAGTTGCCAAAGCTCAGGCTGCAGCGCTTCCACCTCAACCACCAAAACCATGGTGGCAAAAACTCAACCCATTTGGTAAATAAAAATGATCCTAGTAATCAAGCCCATCCTATTCGCCTTCTTGAAGTCGGATTCAGTTAAAAAGCTCGTAGTAGATCTACTTGAAGCTTATGTAAAGCGTACCGATAACAAACTAGACGATCAAGCGTTAGCTATTGTAAAAGAAAAACTATTTAGTTAGATGAACAAAGCCACTGAAACCCAATTCAATGAATTACATAGCCTTGTCACAAAAGAATTCCTGAAAAGGGTTAAAAGTGGCGAAGCTACTACTCAAGACTTAAAAGCAGCCTGTGATTGGTTAAAGACCAATGATATTAGTGGTGTTGCTTATGACGGTAATCCATTAGATAAACTTAATAAAATTATGCCTAAAGTAGATCCCGAATTAGTACAAAGGAGGTTGTATGGCAAGAACGTTCGTGTCTAATCCTGGTAAGACCGCGAAGTACTATAGATCGAATCCAGAAGCTAGGAAAAAGCACTCTAGAGATGAGACAAAAAGAAATAATACTCCTGCTAAAAAGAAGTACCGAGCTGATCTACAAAGGCGACGTAGAGCTCTAAAAATAGACGGTAAAGGTAAAACCACTGGTGATGTAAGTCATCCAAAAATGAATGTGGAATCAACAAAGAAAAACCGCGCTAGAGGCGGAGCACAACGTAAGTAATTATGTCTAAACCTAAAATCAACAAAGAAGCTTTTAAAACTAACAAGGAGAAAGTCTTTGAAGGAGTCGCTAAGCGTAATCCTAAGTCCCTTAGAAAAACAGGTGAAGTAGAAGATAAGGAAGGGGATCAAAAGAAAAAAGACAAAGAGAAGGATAAGAAACTAAAAGAAGCTAAGAAGAAACTTGAAGAAGCTAGAAAGGCTAATAAGAAGAAGAAGGGATCGGTCTTTGTCGGTAATCGATAGGAGGTATGTAGATGGCTATAGATTTAGAGGCTTTTAAAATTAGCCAGAAAAAACACAGGCAAGAAAGACTTGAAGCCGAGAAAATAGATGCTGAATTCCAAGCAGAATTAGAACAAACTGGTAATAAACGAAGCCTTAGACAACAAGTTCCAGATTATTCAGGAGCAACCCCAGACTTTGGTAAGTCTATTCGTATGGGCGCTCGTTTAATGGATGAAGAAGCCTCTGGAATGGCGGAAAGATTTCGAGAGTTAGGAATTGGTTCTGAGCAAAATAGACCTCTTAGGGTTCAAAAGGAGCATGCAATAAGTATAGCAGGAGATCCAAAACAAAAGATAGAACGTACTCCTACACAATACGGTATCTATCAACGTGGTAGTGATTACCATAAATCTCAATTCTCTGGATCTGGTAGATTTAATGTAACCCAAGGTTCAGGAGATGCTTTCACTGTACGACAAATGCGTAATATTGGTAGACCTGCTAATTGGTTAGAAGCTATCACTGATGACAAAGCATTTGGAGATAACAATTTAATTGATGTAAATAATAACGATTGGTTAAGATTACAACAAGGTCAAATCACTGATAATCAATTAATATCACACAAACATTGGGTAAAGGATCAAGCTGCTCAAGGTAATATATGGATTGATGCTCAAAGTACAGAAGAATTAATTCAAGATATAGACGTACAAGAAGGTAAGAAATCTCTTAAAAAACATTTTAAAAAAGATTATTATCCTGATACTAAAACTAAAAAACGTTTAAGTATTGAAGATAGTGATACATTAAAAGCTAGGACTTGGAAAAGTAAACTTAAAACTCATGCTGATCAGTTCAACTTAAAAGCTTTAAAGCTTGGTGAAGGTTTATCTAAAGCTACAGGTAAACTTTCTAAAGCAGATGCTATGGCCCAAATGGGTATGAATGTTGCTACTGGTAATATCCCTGGTGCTGTTATAAATGCTAGTATGTTATCTGCACAATTAGTAGGACAATCACCTGCTGTGCAAAAGAAATTTGCTGAATTAGCTATTAAAATAGTCGCTGAAAGAGGTGCCAAAACTACTGCTAAATTAGTCCCAGGTCTTGATGTAGGTTTATCTGCAACAGAAGCTTGGGGATATTTAAGTGAAGGTAAATTTGATCAAGCTGGTATTGCTGCATTAAGTGGTGCTATTGGTTGGGTTCCAGCTGTTGGTGATTTTGGAGCAGCATTATTAGATGCTACAAATACAGGTATAGATATAGCAAGATTAAAAATACCTAAGCAACCACCTAAAGGTGAAATAATTTCATCACGTCCTGGTCCTGGCAATCAAAGACGTACTTTAAAATCAATTGCCAGAGACATTAAACAAGGACTTTAACATTATGGCAAAAGATGCGAATTCGTTAAAAATCAACCCTACTTCAAAAGCGAAGAAAGCTTGGCTTAATAAAACAGCAAGATCAAGATATGATGTTGCTTATGACTATTTAACTCCTAAACAGAAACGAATGATCATGCAGGATTTACCTAGGAAACTACTACAAGAGACTATTAGGAATCCTTATGGTGGTAGTGGTATAAAAGGTGGTTCTAATAAAGTCGGACCTGTTAAATTATAAATCAATAACTAATAACTAACTATGCCAGTAGCAAGACCCGACAATTGGAAAGCTCCTCCAGTTAATCCAGAACTAGAAGCTTACAAAAAGTGGAAAGAGCACATGAGTCAGCGTACAGCTGGAGGACGTGCTTTAGATGAGAGAGATAGACGATGGATGCAATGGGAAAAAGATCGTCACTCTCCAGAATTCAAAGACTATATTGATTATAAAAAACCAGAACCAAGTCCTAGACAAAGAGATGAAAGAGATGATAAATGGGATAAATTTGAAGTAGATACGTTTGGAGGTAAACAGGAAGTTGGTTCAGGTTCAGGAAAAGATGGTGAGTTTACCTTAGAAGACCTCTACATTAAAACTGAATCTAAACGCTTCGAAGATCGACAACGTGAATTGTTTATCGATCCAAAGAAAAAG